TTCTTCAACAGTATGTGGAGTTTATTGCTAATAAGAGATTAAGAGGTATTGGATTAAAACCAGTCTATGATATACCACTTAGAAACAATCCACTTCCTTGGACAGAGCATTGGATTAGTTCTAAGGGTCTTCAAGTAGCACCACAAGAGACAGAAGTTGAATCTTACATTGTGGGGGGAATCAAACAAGATGTTAAAAAGGACACATTTAGTGGATTTAAATTGTAGTTTGTAGTTAAATAGAGGAAAGAAATGAGACTTGATCCACCTTTCCCTAAGTACCCTGAATACATGAACGGCAGACTTAAAAAAATCGACATGACAGCACGACTTAATCATATTAAGAATGGTCTTGCAAATAAGAGTTGGTATCCTGAATGGGATGCTCGTCAAAGAGGTGCTGCCCAACGCATTCTAAATAATGCATTGGATGTCCTTGACGAGTATGATTATTGAGAATTGGGTGAAGGAGGTTAAAACCAAATCTCCTTATATGAAAAAGATTAAGGTTGATGATTGCATTTGTCATGGTAAATTAGTAGATCATAATAAAGTTAAAGATAGAATTTTATCAGAAATCGAAAAAGATTATTGTACTGAAGTTAGTGGACAGTCAGATCCTCATGCGGTTTGTGATCATGTTTCTAAGTTGGACTGGACTAAGGGTCATGATTTAACTAGACCCTGGGTAAAAATTTTTTTTCCTAATTTTGATATAACAATTAAAAATTATATTAAGGATTTAGGATATGATATCTATGCAATAGATAAAATATGGTATCAACAATATGTAGAAGGAGATACTCATGGATGGCATACTCATGGTAAAACCTATACAGGAGTTTATTATCTAGAATTTCCTGAAAGATCTTCTCGAACAGAACTTTATTCTCCTTTTAATTTTAAAAAACATACTATTGAAGCTAAAGAAGGAGACTTAGTGATATTCCCTAGTCATTGGATTCATCGTGGTCCCTGTAATACATCAAAAAGAAAAACTATTATATCTTTTAATTTTGAAATAGATTTTGGAAATCCGACAATTGAATAAATAATGCATTGAATGCCTTTGATTAGTATGACTATTAAGTATGAGAATCCTTGGAGATATAATAAAAAAGTATTTGAATCAACTGATATAGGAGAATATTATGGGTTTGTGTATCGTATTGTAAATAATACTAACGGAAAACAATATATTGGACGTAAATACTTTTGGCAGTTTAGAACCCCGAAGGGTAAGAAACGCAAAGTAAAATCTGAATCTGATTGGAAAAAGTATTATGGGTCTTGTCCAGAACTTAAAGAAGAAATTGGGGAAGTGGGCAGAGAAAATTTTAGTCGAACTATCTTATCATTACATAATACAAAAGGCAAAACAAACTACGAAGAAACAAGACAACTATTTGTTAACAAAGTCCTTACCGAACAACTTGACGATGGGACACCTGCATACTACAATAGTAACATCCTATCCAGATACTTCCGAAAAGACTATTATGGAATTGAATACAACTGAGGATATCGTTGCATATGTAAGAGAATGGGCGATTGATAAGATAGAAGAATCAGAACTCTGTGGAGATAAGATTGCACTTTATGCAGAGTTTGGAGATTGGATTGATATGGAAGAGGAAGATGATTGTGAAATTATTTCATTAGAACCAGATACTTGACAAGGGTGTTATAATATTATCGGGGCATCGTTGAGGAATCCCACCACCCCCTCTTCGTGTAAGGCCCCAGCAATTATTAAGAAAGAAATGATTATAGTAACAGGCGGTGCAGGATTTATAGGTAGTAACTTTCTTCATTATTTACGTAAGGTAAGTGATGAAGAAGTTGTTGTATTAGATAACCTTACCTATGCTGCTACGGAAGAGTATATTCCATCTGAGCATAAGTTTATTTGGTGTGACATCACTAATGAGGATCATGTAAATTATATTTTTAGTAAGTACAGACCAACAAAAGTATTTCATTTCGCAGCAGAGAGTCATGTAGATAAGTCTATTTCAAATTCCAATCCATTTATTGCTACCAATATAAATGGAACGATAAATCTTCTGAATGCTAGTCTTCAAGTAGAGGTTGAGAAGTTTCATCACATTTCAACGGATGAAGTGTATGGTTCTCTGAACTATGATGACAAAGAACTCTTCAAAGAAACTACTCCATATGATCCTCGCAATCCTTACTCTGCAACCAAAGCAGCAGCAGAACATTTTGTAACTAGTTGGCACAATACTTATGGTCTTCCTTATCTTATCACTAGTTCTTCAAACAATTATGGTCCAGGACAGCATGAAGAGAAGTTAATTCCTAAGGTTGTTACAAATGCACTGAGAGATGAGATAACTTATATGCACGATGGTGGTGAACAAATAAGAGATTGGATACATGTAGATGATCATTGCTCTGCTATATGGACATTAGATCAACAGAAGGTATTAAATGATAAGTTTAATGTTGGTGGTGCATGTGAACTTCAAAATATTGAGGTAACCAGAAAAATTTTAGATATGATGGGCAAACCACATAGTTTGATTGGGGTATCTAATGATAGACCTGGTGTTGATAAGAGATATGGAACTGACTTTTCTAAACTTACAGAGAGAACTGGATGGGTTCCTCAGATACCATTCGATGCGGGTTTAGCAGGGACTGTAAGCTTCTATTTAAATAAATAATGTTAGTGATTAGAGATTTTTAGGATGAATCATCATGATAGTAGTACGATGTAGACAATGTAATAAGGAAATCAGCAGCTTAGAAAATCAAACCAGAAGTTGTGGATGTCCTAATATGATGACTGTTACAGGAGATATTTTAACAGCATCAGACCTATCTAAAACTATTGTAGTAAGCAGAACTCAGGAAGAAGAAAAAGATAAACTTACATCACAAGATTTACAATGGCAGGAACAAAGAAGAAAACGTAAAGTCCGTAAACTTGATTTTGAAATTAGATAAATAAAGTCTCTATACACTGGTAGAATTCTATTCATTTACATGGAAGATAAAATTCAATCAGAACTAAAAGCAGTTCAGAAAAAATTAGAAGACATTGAAAAGAAGCAAGAGATGTTGAATAAGATTCAGCAATTGGATCGTCAGCATCAAAAAATGATGGGGGAACGCCCATCTGGACACGTTCATGAAATGATGTAATAATATATAATTGTAACACTTGACACCATTGTTATAATAAAAGTACAATAGTTTTTAATATGACCGAAGAGAAAATTAAAAGTCTCTGTTATACTAAAGAAGAAGTTGATGCAATGATTGCCGAAGCCGTTGAAGAGGCACGGAGAATCGATGAAGCATCGATGGCAAAGCATAACCGAGAAGCAACTATCATTAGTATGATTCTTGGATTCACTGCACTTGCATTATTTGTTGATGGTCTTCTTAGGATATTAGGAATCATTCCTCCTTTTATGCATCTTGATGTAAACATCATCGAGAGAGTTTCTGATAGAGTTGAGATGGATGTTATGCATAAGATAAGACAAGTACCACTAGAAAGAATATTCAGAAGAGGTTAAAATGATTTTAGAAACATTCCTAATCCTTGCAGCACTACCCTTTGTAGGACTAACAATCTTCTTTGGAACAAAGAATGGTTATTATAATAGTGATGATTATACAGGTGATGGTTGTGCTCACGATGTAAAACGATGAACCCAGTAACCGATATAGTTTTTTCACTCACATGGATACTTCTTTTAGTATGGGCAGTTCGTTCTGTGCTTGCGGGATGGAGATCTAATGCTGTTAAGAATTACAATGCTAATACTTGGAATACTGAGGTAACTAAAAGAGTGCATCCTGAGATGCAGGATGTTGAACCTGGTGAGCAATTATTAGGTGTTACCTTTCAGCAAAAAACTGAATGTGACTTAGAAGAGTATAGAGATCTTCAAAATCGTATTGAAGAATTGAGGCAAGAGTTGGAAGATCCGTGGGAAGATGATGACGATGACGGTGGTGCGGTTGTAAGAAGATGAAAAAGATGCTAAACTTAATGGAGAACTAATTAACTCATGATTTTTCTATCAAAACCATCAGTATATAATCTACCTGGCACATGGGAGAAGCAACCAGATGCTATTATACCTCATCTCAATCTTACTCCTGATCAAGGATTTATTTTATTCTTTGGTTTAGTTGTTGTAGGTTTAGTTGCTTATGGACTTTACCTTACAGTAGGAGCAGGTAAGAAAGAGTTGAGAGATCCTATTGACGAACATGCTAAAATGCATGAACTAGGAATAGCACACGGTCATGGTGGAAACAAAGAGGCATATGAGATGTCTGGTAAACTGAAGCATAAACATGACGAGTGATGTTGTATGGGGAGTAAATATTATGGTAGCTATCCTTCTTGTATTAGTATGCATTACACTTTACTGGATTTTCAAGTATGATGAATGGTATCCTAACGACAATGTTCATAGTCACATCTCCCCTGAACGTGGGGCAGATGATTCAGGACGTAAGGAACTGGGAGAGTGAGAGGAATAGAACTCCTATAGAAGAGTCTATAAATAAAGCACTAGACATATGGGAGGATACAGAAGATGGGAGCAATGACCCCACCGTCAAGGAAGAGTTGTTACAACTTCCGAGTGACAAAGATAGTGAAAGTGTTGGACGGAGATACGATAGATGTTCTGATAGATCTTGGATTCGATTTATACAAGAAAGAGCGGGTAAGGATT